ATATATGATTTAAGCGAAGATGATAAGAAGAATTAAAAAACCACTGCTCGAATTTTTTGAAAAACACACTTTGACTGATGCTGAAAAAACCTTTATATTAGGATGTATAAATGCACAGAAAAAATATCCGCAACTTACCCACCGACAGTGGCAAATAGTCTGCGAAATAAAGGACAAGTACAATGAGCAAATATCCAGGAGTTAAAAGACTTCCTAGCGGAAAAATTCAATACAGGGGGACTACTTTTGCAGGATTCAATAAACCGAAAAGATCAAACCGTGCTGGAAAGAAAGGCATGGTACTCGCTAAAGAAGGCGATAGAATTAAACTTATCCATTACGGAGACAGTTCTATGGGGCACAATTACAGCCCTGAAGCGCGTAAGAGCTTTAAAGCGAGACATGCTAAAAACATCGCCAAAGGAAAGATGTCTGCTGCGTACTGGGCTAACAAGGAACTTTGGGCTGGACCCAAAGGCAGCAAAAAATCGCCACCAAAATCACAAAAATACACACGAGGTCTTAAAAGACGATGAGTGCTGAAACTCTTAAGTGCAAAAAATGTGGTCACGACTGTCATTGTGCTTGGGATCAGTGCGATTGTGCTTGTGACGTATGTGAGTGCGGTACGAGTAAGTCTAAGGAAGAGATTCCTACTTCATTTTTTAACAAAAACTAATCATACATGAACGAAATTAAATTTCATCTTGTTCAAGACTTTCCTGAACAGTTAGTCTTGCCTCCTCTATCTTCTAAGAAACTTATTCCAGACTGGTTTAAGAAGATTCCTGGCTACAATGAAGGTGATCAGACTGTTAAAAAATGTGTACCCTTCATAGATGCAATGTCTATAGGCTATACGCTTCTTTCCCACATGGATATTGTTATTTATCAACTTGAGAGTGGTGAAGTAAAACTTCACTACTTAGATGAAAAACATGCACAATTAGTTAAACGCTGGCCACCTATTGAAACCCACCCAGCAAGACAAATTCCTGGTTCTCCGATGGAGAACTATACTATTCTTAAATATATGAGTCCTTGGATCATTGAAACTCCTAAAGACTACTCCCTACTATTCCTTCCCCCTATAAATAGACTTGAAATACCACTAGTTCCGCTCGTAGGTTTTGTAGATACTGATACTTATTTCAATAATGTAAATATTCCTTTTATACATACTGCTTTAGAACCTAATGGAGAAAAGCACTTAATTCCAGCAGGCACGCCAATTTGTCAAGTAGTACCGATTAAACGTGAAGAATGGACTACTAAATACACTTGGCTAGATAAACAACAACTAGATAAGCAAAAATATTCAAGAGAACTTGTTAATAAAGACAGAGAAGACTGGTATAAAAACCACGCACATACTAAGAAACGCTATGACTGAATGTCTTATCGTAGGTGCTGGATCAAGTAAGTCAAAAGCTGTCGCTTATTCTTACTTGTTTTCTATTAGTGCTAATTTGCACTACCCAAATGCTAATATTATATTTGCACAGGATGATCCTATATTAGATCAGATACTAAGAAAAGGAGTTGATGGTTTTAGAAAACAACCTGTTTTTACAACTCCACAAAAATATAAAAAATATTCAGATCACTTTAGGTGTATAGAGTTTGATTATAGAAAATTTTATAATTGTGGAAGTTTATCTTCTGGCTTAAATGCTATTGTTTTAGCACAGTTTTTTGGTTTTTCTCATATTGTGTTAGCAGGGTTTAATTTTGAAGAAAAAGACGCTAACTATAACGAAATGTTTAAAAATATAAAAGGTAATAGTGAGTGTACATTTCTATGAAGATATTGGTAATGGGACTGCCTGGATCTGGAAAAACCTTTTTATCAAAGATCATTGCAGAACACTATCAGATCGCACACTTTGAAGCTGATGTTATTAGGCATTTATTTTGTGATTGGGATTTTTCTATTCAAGGAAGACGGCGACAAGCTATTAGAATGGCTAAACTAACACAACTTACTGATATATCTATTTGTGATTTTGTTTGTCCTAAAAATGAATTTATACCTTTTATTAATCCAGACTTCATTATCTGGATGGACACTATTGAAAAAGGTAGGTATGAAGATACTAACAAGCTATTTGAACCTCCACAGAGATATGACTTAAGGATAAAAGAGTGGATTGGAAAAAACCAACTGTACAACTGCTTGGAAGATGGCAACCGTGGCATGACGGACATACCGCGCTTTTTAACAGAGCGATTGCCAAAACTGGTCAAGTAATTATACAGGTTAGAGATATGCCTCGTGACGACAAAAACCCTTTCGGTTATCAAGAGGTATGCAATAATATAATGTCTGCACTTTCAAAAGAAGGCTGGCATTATGCTAAAGATTATCAGATCATAAAAGTTCCTAATGTAGTTAATATTACTTATGGTAGAGATGTAGGTTATACAATTACTCAGGAACATTTTGATGAAGAGATAGAATCTATCTCAGCAACTAAAATTAGAGAGGAAATGAAATGAATCTAGCTACTTTACGTAAAGAGATTGAGCGTGATGAAGGTATCAAGTATGAGATATATTATGATCATCTTGGATATCCGACATTCGGTATTGGTCACTTTGTAAAAACTGATGATCCAGAGTTTGGACAACCTATTGGTTTTCAAATCTCTGAAGAGCGTGTTATCGAAGCGTTTGAAGAAGATATTGAATCTGTTCTTGGGGATTGTAAAAAACTTTATCCAGACTTTGATGAACTGCCAGAAGAAGCTCAACACATCATCGCTAATATGATGTTCAATATGGGATATCCCCGTATGTCTAAATTCAAAATGATGAAAGCAGCTGTAGATGCTCGTGACTGGCAACAAGCTGCTGTAGAAATGAAATCATCACTTTGGTATAAACAAGTCACTAATCGTGCTCAACGTCTTTGTGACCGCATGAGTGCGATATCTTAAGGAGTATTAAATGAAAAAACTACTACTTGCGGGAGCTATGTTTCTCGCTACAATTTCTGCTTCCCTGGCTGCAGACCCAGTAAAAGTCGGGTTTATATATGTTGGTCCTATCGGTGACCACGGATGGACTTATCGTCATGATATTGGACGTCAACAAGTTGAAGAAGCTTTTGGTGATAAGGTTGAGACATCTTATATTGAAAGTGTTCCTTATGGTCCTCAAGCAGAGTCTGCAATTCGTCAGATGGCTCAAGATCATGATATTATTTTTGCTACATCATTCGGTTACATGAATGAAATGTTAAAAGTTGCAAAAGACTTTCCAGATGTAAAATTTGAACACGCTACTGGATATAAACAATCCGATAATATGGCTTCATACGGTTTGCGTCTTTATCAAGCTCGTCATGTACAGGGTATTATTGCTGGTATGATGACCAAAACTAATAAGATCTGTTATGTTGGTGCTTACCCAATTCCTGAAGTGATTCGTGAAATTAACACTTATTATCTTGGTGCTAAAAAAATGAACCCAAATGTTGATATTGATATTGTTTGGGTAAATACTTGGTATGACCCAGTAAAAGAAGCAAATGCTGCTGAGGTTATGATGGCAGCTGGATGTGATATGGTTGCCCAGCATACTGATTCACCCGCACCATTACAAGCTGCTCAAAAACAAGGTAAACTTGGCTTTGGACAAGCATCTGATCAGATTAAGTTTGCACCAAAAGCACAGCTAACCGCTACTATTGATAACTGGGGACCTTATTATATAAAGAAAGTTCAAGGTGTTATCGACGGCACATGGGAAACTGGTGATTATTTTGGACATATGAACGAAGGGGCTGTACAAATGGCGCCGTTTACTAATATGCCCGCAGATGTAGCTGCAGAAGCACAAAAGATCAAAGACGCTATTAGCAATGGTGAGTACTTTGCTTTTACTGGTCCTCTGAAGGATAATACTGGTAAACTACAGCTTAAAGCAGGTGAAATTGCAGATGACGTTCATCTTAATACTATGATGTATTATGTTGAAGGTATTGATGCGAAGGTACCGAACTAATGATCCCAATTATCGATTTTAAAGCACCTGATGCCTTAGATCGTATTGACGAAGCCTACACTAGTGTGGGCTTCGCTGTTTTTGTAAACTGTCTTTCTTTTGTTGATCAAGACATCATGAACTTGTGGTTTTCTAAAATGAAAGAGTTTTTTGACCTGCCTCTTTCTGTTAAGAAAAAATACGCTTATCAACCTGAAACTAATCTTGGATATAGTGTGATGGGTGCAGAAAATGTAGACCCTACAGCACCTTCAGATATGAAAGAAAGTTTTAATTACAGCAACAAAAGAATGGACTCTGCTCTATGGCCTACAGAGGTAAAATTCACTAATTCTGCCCGTGCTTCTGTTGATATTGCTGATAAACTAACTCTTGATATACTAGAAAAGTTTGACACTATTCTCGACTCTGGTACTACTCTTGTAGACGCTCACAAAAATCCCTACAATACGACTAGAATAATTCACTATCCCTCTTACAAGGGAGAGCTAGAACACAGGCAAATGAGAATTGGCGAGCATTCTGATTATGGAACTATTACTCTTCTCTGGCAGATTAATGATGTACCTGGACTTCAAGTCCAAGATAGAGAAGGCAACTGGCACCCTGTGCCATACGTAGAAGAAGGGGTAGTTGTTAACATTGGCGATCTTTTACAGCGTTGGACAAATGACTATTTTGTATCAACTAAGCATCGTGTAGTAAACTCACATATTCATCTTCCACGATATTCTATGCCACACTTTGTTGATCCAGAGCCAGGAACTATCGTTAAGAATTTAACTAATCAACCTGATAAATACGAACCAATTGAATCATTAGAATATTTAAATTGGCGTTTAGCTCAAAGCTATTAAATTTTGTAATAAAATTGTAACATTTTTATTATATAATGTTATTAAATGAAGGGAAAAAATCCCTTCATTTTATATTTAAGGAGTTTTTTCATGAAAAAATTACTACTCATTTCTGCTCTTGTATTAGCTACTTCAACTGCTAGTGCGAGAGAAAACATCTCAATTGCTGGTTCATCAACGGTCCTGCCGTTTGCAACCATCATAGCCGAAGAACTCGGTAAAAATCCAAACTTCAAGACACCAGTCGTAGAATCTGGTGGTTCATCAGTCGGTAAAAAAGGTGTCTGTGACGGTATTGGTAAAGAATATATTGATATCGGTAATGCCTCTTCTCGCATGAAGCAGAAGGAACTCGACTATTGTAATGCTAATGGTGTAACACTCACCGAAATCAAGGTTGGTTACGATGGTATCGTGGTCGCAAGTTCACTAGAAGGAACACAACTGAACATCTCAAAGGCAGACCTCGGTAAGGCCTTGACTGCTAAAATCCCACAAGAAGATGGAACATGGATTGATAATCCATATACTCATTGGAATCAGATTAATCCAGACCTACCTAATCTTCCAATTCGTGTAATGGGACCTCCTACAACATCAGGTACTCGTGCATCATTTGTAGAAATGGTAAACGAAAAAGGATATTGTAAGAAAGATCCAATCGCAAAGAAGGCATTAAAAGCTGCTGGCATGAAAGCAAAACAGTGTCGTGCAATGCGAACAGATGGTGCTTTTATCGAGGCTGGTGAACAGGACAACTTGATCGTTCAGAAATTACAGGAAGATCCAAACACATTTGGTATCTTTGGTTTCTCATACCTTGATCAAAACCAAGACACAATTCAGGGTGCAATCATCGATGGTTCAGAACCTACATTCGAGAACATTGCAAGTGGTGACTATGCAGTATCTCGTGCCCTATGGTTCTATATCAAACATGAACATGTAAAGCTTGTTCCTGGTTTGAATGAATACATGAAGGAATGGACAAAACATTGGGGTGATGATGGTATCCTTACAGATGCCGGTATGATTCCAATGCCAAAAGAAGAACGTGCTAAATACAAATCAGCAATGGAGAATCTTCCTGTCTTGACAGAAATGAAGTAATAAAAAATCTTATTTTTGACACAATTGCACCCTTCCACCAAAGGGTGCAATTTTTTTATTTGCTAATCCTCTGGCTCTAACCTATAATCTACACATGGGAATAAAACTGTTTTTAGTTTCTCTCGTGATGATGGCGGCAATGTCGGCTGGATTTGGTTGGTACTATAAACAATCCCAAGCTACAATTGCTACTTTGAGAGAAAACAATGCAAAACTTGAAGTTGCTGTAGATACTGCTCAAGCTAGTATTGAGACTTTACAGTCTAGTATGGCAAAAGCAAATGAGCTGAACTTACAACTTCAGCAAGATTTGCAAGCAGCAGAAGCCTATGGCGATGAACTACGTTCAAAACTGAGTAAGTTGAACCTAGTTGTTGAAGCACTTAAAGATAGTAAAACTTTAGAAGGTAAAATGAATGGCGCGACTGCAAAACTATGGCGCGAATTTATGTCTAACACTGGTAACACTAACAACCCTGATCTTCCTAGCTGGTTGCGTAGGGAGAACGGAACCGGAAGTGAAAGTAGTGACACAAATACAGAAGGTTCAGATACCAACAGTAGCGAGACCGAAACCACTCCAGCTGAGTGATACTCGTGTCTTTGTAGTTACAGTAGGTAACTATGAGGAGTTTTTAAAAGAGTTTGAAGAAACGTATGGCGAAATTGCTTATGTAGCACTAAGCATGAAAGATTATGAGAACTTAGCTCTCAACATAGCAGATATAAGGCGATATTTAGAACAACAGAATGAGATTATAGTTTATTATGAAAAAGCGGTGACTAACGACACCGAATCTGAAGAGAAAAAATAACTTTACCCAGCTCTTCCCCCCAAGGAGTTACAATGAGAAAGATAATTACTCTTGTACTATTATTAGCTGCAACCCCAGTCTACGCAGCTGATCCAATTGTAACAGAATCTACCACTTCTAGTACTGTTACAACTAACGGTTCAATGGAAACAACCGTAAAATCACCACCTCCATCAGCAATATCACCACAACTTGGTGCCAATAGTAATAGTGATCTATGTACAATTGGCGTTGCTGGAGCTGTTCAAACTCAAATCTTAGGTATCTCAGCTGGCATGACTTATACAGAAGAGAATTGTATTCGATTAAAGAATGCAAAGACTCTCTATGATATGGGCATGAAAGTTGCAGCAGTATCAACAATGTGTCAAGACGAAAAGGTCTTTGATGCAATGATGATGGCTGGTACTCCTTGCCCTTATGAGGGTAAAATTGGAGATGCCGCTAAGATTGGTTGGGAATCTCACGAAGAGACCCTACGTGTAAAACACGGAGCAGAGGAGAAGGTTGATGTTAAAGAAACTGCCACTTTTGGTGGTATGGGTCTTCTTGCCTTGCTACTCTTACTCTGAGAGCATTACCCCTTACTATGAAACTACACCTAATGCCGCAGCTGCAGGCCACCAATGGGTTATGGATAATATACTTCCAGAACCTCCTGGTTTAGAAATCAATGGTGTGTTCTATAGTTATACTCCTCAAAAAGTTACTGAAGACGATTTTAAAGTGACCGTCGGCAATGAAGATGCTGCTGGCGGTACACTTTGGAGTGATACAGAAGATTGGTCTGGCAATCCAGGAGGTATCGAAGTCAGAAAAGTAATTGGTTTACCTAATGTACCAAGAGAAGCATGGGGCGATGGTTATATCGTTACAGAAGGTGAAGGCACTGTAGAGGATTCTACTGTTATTTATTCTTATAAAGTAGATCCTTGCTATGATCCACAGTTTGATCCTAACTGTCCTGGATACGTTACTCCTCAACCTGTAGTAGTTGAAATAGATTTAGATAGTTTGTATGATGCAACAGAGGATGAGGCAGTAGCAGTGGCTACTGAGGAAACTGAATCTGAACAATATGAGGAAGAAGAGTTAGTAGAGTATGACGAAGAAGAGGAAGAGGAAAAAAGTGATATCAGATTAGAAAAAGCTCTAGCAGCTGTAAATACTACTGAATTATATGCTCAGTCTCTAGCACAGTCTGAGATACTTCTAAAAATTAATGAGGCGATTGATGTGTCAAGTTATGTTAATGCCACCATTCCAGGAGGCGCGTACAAAGAAGACGTGGTTATACAAGATAAACAAATTAGTGATAATAAGAGAGGCCTAAGAAACGGCCTAGCACAGCAGTTATTGCATGAAAAAATGATAGAAATGCAATACGCTAAATAAGGAGAAAAAATGAAAAAACTCATTTTAATATTAGCAGCTATAATGACTGCTAGCTATGCTATTGCTGACGCTCCTATTTCAGGAAACGTACAGTCAAGATGTGTAGTAACAACTGATACCCCTGGTGTCTATGGAAACCCTAATGCATACACACTAACAACAACTCCAAGTGACGGTGGTGTTCTACCTATCGTTCGCTTTGATGTAACTCTAGCTGATGCGTACTACGCTCAAATTACTTATCCTACTGAGTTTACTTCTTCACCTTCTCTAAGTGAAACAGTTACTTGGACAGGTTCAACTGAAGTAAGCGCGGTTAGTGATGCGACTAATATGGGGTCATACGAAACTGATAAGACAACTTTTGGACAAACAAGCCAGTATGACTTAACAGCAACTGGATCAACTTGGTTCAAAACTAGTTCTTCAGCAGTTATGGGTGGTAACAAAGCCTTTCCTGGCGGTCAATACACTGCCACAGTTGAGGCGAAATGTATCGCTCAATAATCATCAGCCTTTTACTGGTGTTAATATCTTTTTCTAGTTATTCGCACGAGATGACTCCAACTTATCCTAAGTTCAAAGATTCGTTCATGGACGGATTACTCGTGACTGAGATGGAGATATTTAATAAAAGAAGAGACGTAGATTACTATGAGATTGGAGTTTTTGATAAAGACTTCAAAGCAATACCGTTCGTCTCTTCTTTTAACGTCTACAAGATAGCTTATTTAGAAACAATTAAGGTTGAGATCTATGT